GCGATATTGTCAAAAGTGTCAACCCAAAGTCCACCCCAGGATATCCCTACCGGCTCATCTTCCCAGACAACGACCGAATGCTCGCAGCAGCAGAAGGAGACGTCAAGGATCAGGTTTGGGAACGTCTCGAAAAGATCCTATTCGCCCGTGCTGAGGACAAGACTTTCCGGTCCTGCTCTGAGGTTCGGACGCGGTGGCTTGAGGGGTCGTTAAGAGACCCTGTGCGCCTCTTTGCGAAGAAACAGGCGCAAAAGGTGAAGAAGAAACTTCCCAGGCTCATAGCCAGTGTTTCGGTAGTGGATCAGATCGTGACTCGATATTTCTTTATGAACTACGCCGAAGCTGAGAGCGATTTTTATCCGCTCTTGCCCACTAAGAAGGGCATCGGATTCAACAGAGAACACGCGCAAAAGATTGGGAAGAGTGTCGAAAAGATTTCCGACATTTTCGACGAAAATCCCATAGCGTCCGATGTTAGTGGATGGGAAAAGAACTTTTCCCAGGAACTGGCTGATTTGCACGCGGATCACATGATAGACACGTGCGAGAACGCAGATAGCTGCGGTTCACTCCTCGTTAACGCGTGCGAGTGGTGGAGCAAGTCTTTGCTCACAACGCCCTACGTGCTGGATTCTGGAGAAATCATTAATTTTGATGATCTCCGGGTTCAGAGAAGTGGGGACTACCTAACCACCTCTTCAAATGGTGTGGGTAGGGGAATTTGCGCCGAGTACGTCGGCTCCTATGGAATGGAAATGGGAGACGATTGCTTGGAATGGCCGGTCTTCGATTCTGAAGGCCAGCGAATTTCCACGGATGAGCTTATTCGGCGTTATGCCGAAATTGGCCTTCCAGTCCGGGACGTCGAATTTCAGTCCAAGGACGACTTTGTGTTTTGTTCTCATCGTTTCAAGCGGCAGGACGACGGGAGTTGGCACTGTTGGTTGGACTCGTGGCAGCGAATGCTGTATGAATCTTCTTTTTCGAAGTTTTGTGACGAGTCAACCATAGCCAACTACTTAAGCGAAGTTGAAGACATGCCTCCTTCATCGGAGAGGTCTAAAATTTTGTTTTTCCTGTGCGCCCGCGAGATGTTGCTCAGGCCCGTCGCTGAGCATGACAAAAACAAAGAAGAAGGTGAGCATTCCGGCCTTAAAACGGAGTGCGTCGGCACCAGCCAAGGAAAAGACGCTGCTCAACAAGCTTGATCAAGCTTTGCAGCGAGTGCCTAAGGGCACTTTTTCCAAGGTAGGCGGAAACCTTGGGTCCACTTTTGGACCCATAGGATCCAAAATTGGCAAGATGGCTGGAAAAGGTCTTTCGGCTATCACTGGGTATGGAGATTACACTGTTTCTAGTAACACTCTTTCTACCGTTTCCACTTCTGTGGACATGGTCCCTCAGTTTGTACGCAACGAACACAGCGTTCGCGTTAAGCACCGTGAGTTCATTCGTGACCTCCTTGTTCCCTCGAATCCTGCTGAATTTAACCTCACGGATGAGGTCATCAACCCTGCGAACAGGAATCTTTTCCCTTGGCTTTGTCAAATGGCCAAGCAGTATTCGCAGTACAAGATTCACGGTATGGTCTTCACTTATAAGACCATGAGCAGTGATTATGCTGCTTCGGGTCCGTTGGGCACAGTGTTTATGGCCACGAACTACAACGCTCTTGACCGCGCATTTAAAAGCAAGGTTGAGTTGGAAAACTCTGAGTTTGCTGTTTCTACCAAACCATCTCAGAGTCTTATCCACGCGATTGAGTGTGATCCTAAAGTGTCTGGCTTTGACATATTGTATGTCAGGGATCCTTCGTATGACACTACTGGGGAGTGCAGTGACCGTAGGTTTTATGACTACGGGAGATTTCAGGTGGGAACTCAAGGGTTGCCTGGTACAACAGGCCACACGTTGGGTGAGCTTTGGGTCAGCTACGATATAGAGCTGATTAAGCCCATTCCTGGGGGCTCCCTAGTTTTGGGAACCAGCCTCATCAGCAAGCCCAACGGCACTGTTGGCGTGGCCGCCCTCAAGCCTAGTGACAATAGGTTCTCGCCTAACATAACCCTGACCATGGCGAAGTTCAACCCAGTTGCAAGCACCGCTTACAACATCATCCCCACCAACAGTTGCACGCTTTCAGGCGACACGGCTTTGTGGGGCACGGTTGTGAATACCAGCCCAGCTGGAGTTATGAGGTTCCTGAAGAACGGAAATTACCAGGTCACCTTTTACGGTGCGGCTCAAACGGGGACCAGCCTTAACGCGTTAAACATTGCGTCTAACACTGGCTGCGCCATCACGGCTGCCTCCAACGGGCGTGCCTGGTACAACGCAGCGAGCAAGACTGCGTCTCCGACCACGTTGGCTCCTTACGGAGCCTGCGTCGTACCGCACGTCACCTCAAGCGCCACTATTACAGAATGTCCCGTGTATAGCTTTACTACGGAAGTTCGGGTGTATGGAATTGAGGATGATGGTACTTCGGACTACGTCACTTTCAGTCTTTCGGACTTCACCACGCATACGGGCAGTCTTGTGACTAACTTCGCACGCAAGGCCACGGTTATTTGGACCGCTTTGGGTTCAAATGAGCAGGACGCCAAGGCTGCTAATTTTGTGCCATATTAGAAGGAAAACTCTATAAACCGGCAGACAAGCCTAAAATCAGCTGTCAGTGCTACAACTGACTACGTCAGGCCTTTGGCTTTTGGCGGGTCCGAGAAGGAAAACTCTATAAACCAGCGGAAAAGCTTTGAAAGTCGGCGGCCCGGGTGCCTTACCCCGGGGCGGCCCACCGCACCCCCTTCTTGGGTGCGTTGGGCGTATGCGGTGTCGTATGAGAAATTGCTGAGATAAAGGTTACCAACTTCGACTGAAAGACCGTGGAGACAACCACGTTAATAAACCTGGGAGGCGCGCCACGCGCTGTGACGGCCCGC